CAAGATTGCGGCGACGATCCGCAAGGCTATAGCAAAACACTTTGGAATCGTTCGATAGGGGGGAATAAATGGCACTAGACACAACAATCGGCGGGGCATCAGCTGACAGCTACGTAACGGCGGCTGAGTATGCGGCTTACATCGTTGCGAATATCGACGCCTCCTATAGCGGGGTAGAGGCAACGCAGGAACTAAACCTGCGCCGTTCTGCGCAATACCTTCGCCGCAATTTCCGCTGGATTGGAGCGCAGCAATACCAGACGCAGGCCCGCGCATGGCCACGCCTGACCGACAAGCTAATTGACGGCTGGCCGGTGGATCCAGACACCATTCCGCAGGCCGTAAAGGACGCACAGTGCGAGCTAGCCTATATCTTCGAGGTTGATGGGGTTGACCCGTACGCGGCTATCACAACTGGCGCGGTGAAAGTTTCCCGGTCTAAGGCGGGTCCGGTTGAAGCTGAGACCGAGTATTTCGACGCACGGCAGTCGCCACGCTTCCCGGCGGTTACGGGGCTTCTGTCCGATTACACGCTGGGCGGATCAGGTCAGGTGAGGTTGCTTCGTGGTTAGTGTGGCGGACATTGCAAAAACGGCCTTTGACAGCGTTGCAGCGTCTATCTCTGATGCAATCCTAACAGGCACAATCAATGGCACCGACACGGGGCGAGTTGTGTTTGGCGGCGAAAAGGCACCGGGCGGGTTTCCCATTGCCGAGGCAAAGGACAAGACCCGCGAGGCATACCTAGAGGGCTTTGCAAGTGCAGCGACCATTGGCGACACTCTCGTCGCAGGTGGCAAGACGTGGCACGTTCTAAGCGTGCGTGACATTGTGGAGGCGGGCGGCTTTGTTGTGGCTCGCGTTCTGGATGCCGCAAACCTTATCTGGGAGACGGCATCGTTTGAGCGCATGACAAACACGCCAGACGGGGCGGGCGGCTATACGAAGGCATGGGCAGCGATTCCCGGCCTTGATGCCGTTAGCGTAGGCATTATGGGTATGAGCGGGTCTGAGCGCTGGGCGTCGCAGCGTGTCGAGGCAATTAGCCAGTGGCGCTTGTGGTGTAAGGGCGCAGATGAAGTCACCGAGGCCGATAGCGTGGTTGTTGACGGGCGGCGCTATCAAATCCGGTTTGTGAATGACGTGGAAAAGCGCGATGTATGGCAAGTGCTGGACCTTGGCGAAGGTGAGGCGCAATGAGCAAGGTTAGCTACAGCCTGAAGGGCGCAAGGGAATTGACGGAATACCTTCGGGAAGCCCCTCAAAAGGTCCGCATGGCCGTTGACGACGAGCTAAGCGATATTTCCGCCGAGATGGAAGGCGCTATCGTGCTGAAAATCACGCACGGCGCAAAGTCTGGGCGCGTATACAAGCGCGGTCAGGTGACGCATCAGGCATCTGCGCCAGGTGAAGCCCCTGCAAGCGACACCGGCAACCTTATGAAGTCGATTTATAGCGAGAAGGTGCGGGATCTGACCTATGTTGTTGGGTCGCGTATTGTCTACGCCCTGCACCTAGAATACGGCACGCGCAAGATGGCCGCTCGCCCATTCTTCAGGCCCGCTGTTGAGCAGGAAAAGACCGAGATAAACCCGCGCCTAAAGGCCGCAATTGATGGGGTGCTGAAATGAGGTTCAAGGAACTACGCCAAGCGCTTTACAGTCGCGTTGACGCGCAGGTTGGCGCTTCTGTTGTGGCAGTCTATGCCAAGGTGCCACAGGCCGCACAAAGCGAGGATAACAGCGCGTTTCCATACATCACAATTGGCGCGTTCACAGCATCGCCGTTTGATACGGACGACGAAAGCGGCGTTACTGTTCTGGCTGACGTGAGCGTGTGGAGCCGTGACACATCGGTTTTGGCAACGAGTGATATCGTATCGGCTGTTTATGCTGCCCTGCATAAGCATGACCTATCAATAACAGGGGCAAATACTGTTGATTGCCTTTTCAACAGTATGAATGAACTAGACGACCCTGACGGGCTGACAACGCAGGACGTTCTTACGTTCCGCATAACGTATGATGCTATCTAACTTTGCAACTTTGCAACTCTGTGCTAGTGTCTTTGCAAACTGAATAGGAGGCCCTGAAATGGCTGGCTTTAACGGACGCGAAATTACTTTGGATTGGGACGCCACGACGCTTGTCGGGGTCAAGTCCAAGACGGTTTCAATGACAAACGACATGGTTGATGTGACCACGGACGACGATAGCGGCTGGCGCACGCTGCTGGCCGACCCGGGCTTGAAGTCGCTGGAAATCACGGCTTCTGGCGTGACTTCTGACGAGGTGCTGATTGCTGAATACTTCAGCGCAACTCCGGGTCAGGCGCTTGTAACTAACCTGCCTTCGAACCTTGCGACACCGGGCGACCTTGACGGCACGTTCTATCTGTCCGGCCTTGAGCTTTCCGGCGAGCATGATGGCGCGTATGAGTTCTCGGCAACCTTCATGTCGTCGGGCGCTATCACTTACACCGCTTCGACCGCATAAGGGGAAACCATGCGCAAGCTAACGTTTGAAATCTGTGGCGAGGATCGTGACTTGGTTGCGACCTTTGCTGCGTCGGTCGAGATTGCCGAGAAGGTAGGCGACCCGCTGTTTATCACCCGCGAAGCCGCTGTCGAAAGCATCATGCTTTCGCAGAACATGCCTTACAGCCCAAAGTGGCGGTTCACGGTAAGCAACGTGCCGCAGGTGATCCACATCGGCCTGAAAGCGGCTGGCGAAAAGGTCAAGCTGTCTGAGGTGCAGGAGTGGGCTTTTGAAGTTGGCTTCCCTGAAGCGCAGCGAATTGCCGCCGAGTATATCGCCATGATTACCCGGCCAAAGCCTGAAGAAAGCACCGGGGAAGCGGAGGACTCCGACACGGGGGAGTGACGTGGGCGAGGTTCGTAAAGACCGCTTATCGCCTCGCCCGTGACTGGGGCATCCAGCCTTCCGAGTTCTGGGGAATGTCCCCTTGGGAATGGTGGATGGAATTTGATGCAAAGATTGAGACAAATCGGCGCATAGAAGAAATGAAGTCACCGACGCGCAAGGTCGGCACTTCGGCGGATTGGGACAGGGCTTGGGAAGCCCATCGTGAAAAGATGAAAAATGGCTGAACTTACACCCCTTTCAATCCTTATTACAGCGGACGCTGACGACCTGAAGGCGGAGTTGTCAGCGGCCCGCGCTGCTCTTGACAAGTTTGACACTGCCGCGTCCAAAGGTGCAAAGGGGTCAACTGCGCTAGGCGGCGCTCTTGGCAAGCTTGGCAACGTCAGCGGATCGACCCGCGCCAAGATCCAAATGACGTCCTATCAGCTTCAGGATATCGCGGTCCAAATGCAGATGGGAACACGGGCTTCGACCGTGATGGCTCAGCAGCTTCCCCAGCTTGCAAGCGCGTTTGGTCCGGTTGGTGCTATCGTTGGTACGCTTGCTGCGGTCGGCATTCCTGCGCTTGCGTTTGCGTTTGGCGGCGCTGAAGAAGAGGCCCGCGACCTAGAGGCCGCCATGAGCGACTTTGTAGCGGCTGGCGACGAGGTGAAGCAGCTGGGCGACCTGCTGGGGCTTTCTGCGCAAGAGATGGCTGAAAAGTACGGCAGCGCAGCAGAGGAAATCCGCAAAACCGCATTTGCCCTTCTCGAACTAAAGCAGATTGAGGTTGAGCGCGCCTTCGCCGAGCAGGTGGAGTTGCTCAAAGAGGCAACCCGCGAATATACGGGGTACGCGGCAACGGCGCTGCGTTCAGGCAAGTCGCTGACGGCAGCGTGGCAGACTGTCCAGAAAGAGCTTGGCGTCTCAACGGAGCAGGCGGTTGCGCTTCGTGACGCCTTTATTGAGGTCGGGAACGCTGGCACAATGGAGCAGCAGCAGGTGGCGATGGCTAACCTGCGCGACTTGCTGGACGAAGCCGGTGTTGAGGCCAAAGACCTTCCACCAGAATTGTTCAAAGCGCTCGAACATATGTATAACCTGCGCATCGCAACCGAGGATGTGAAAAACTATCTGTCAGACGCAAACGCGAACGCAGGGGATTTGGTCGGCACCCTTAGCAAATTGAGCTTCAGCGGCATTGGTGCGGCTGGGTTGGGGGCTGGTGTTGGCGGCGGGTTCAAATTCAGTCGCGGCTTCGCGTCTAGCGACCCACCATCTATCAATAAAAATGGCAGTGGCGGCGGAGCACGTTCCAACCCGCTAGAGGCGCAGCTAGAAGCACTGCAAAACTCGCTTATGTCGCAAGAGGAGGCGCAGATTGCGTCGTTTGAGCGGCAGCAGGAAACCCTGCGCAGCGCGCTAGAGCAAAAGCTGATTACGCAGCAAGAATACAACGCCCTAATGGAAGACGCGCAGCAACAGCACGCTGACAAGATGGTTGGCATTGATGCATACCGCTACGGTGATTCACTGCAAGCCGCTGGTGCGTTCCTTGGCGACATGGCGAGCGCATTGGCGAGCGGCAACGAAGAAATGATGCGTATTAGCAAGGTATTCGGCGCGGCTGAGGCACTTGTAAACGCATGGCGTGCGGCTTCGCAGGCGCTTGCTGACCCATCCATTCCGGTTTGGGGGAAGTTCGCAGCAATGGCCCAGGTGCTGGCAGCAGGTATGGGCGCTGTGAATGCCATCAAGGGCGTCGGTAAGGGCGGCACAGGTCAGACTGCAATCGGGTCCAGCGGCGCGGGAACCATTGC